GGTACATTCGGCCCCCGTTCTGTGTCTAGCGCCAGTATTGCCCGTGGGTTAATACCGAATCGGCCCTATATCAGGCAACGGTTTGCCGGGTTCGCAGGGCACTGATCTAGAAGTACAATCCCAGCATGGTCGAAGAAATTACCCTGCGAGAGGCTGCGCGCCGGCTGGGCGTGTCCGACACGGCCGTGCGAAAAGCGCTGCAGGCCGGGCGGATCAAGATCCACCGGGTGAACTACAACAACGGGCGCCCGCTGCTAGCCTGGCCGGACGTCGAGCGCGACTGGCACGCGAACTCCGACGCATCGAAGCGAACGCACGTCGGGTCGCGTGGCGGGAAGCACCGCCAGCCGGACGCCGCGGTGGCCCCGCTGAAGGCTGGGACGAGCGCCACCGTGGAGCAGGGCGACGAAGCTGCCGATGGTGATGAGTTCGACATCCCAGATCACCTGACGCTGGCCGAGGCGAAGCAACGGCATGAGGTGCTGCGGGCGCGGCTGGCAAAACTCGAGCTCGACGAGCGCAGCGGCAAGCTGGTGCCCGCTGAGAAGGTCAAGAACAGCGCGTTCAAGGCCGCTCGAGCCGTGCGCGACGCGATCCTGAACATCCCCGACCGGCTGGCCGCCGAACTGGCCGCGCAGACCGACGCTGCCGCGATTCACGCTCGGCTGTCGACGGAACTGCGAGATGTTCTGCGCGAACTGAACGTGGCGCGGCTGGACGACCTGCAGCCGCATGAGTGACCCGTATCTCGAGGGCTTCGCCGCCGGCCTGCAGTTGGACCCGGCGCTGACCGTCTCGGAGTGGTCAGACGAGCATCGCCTGCTGTCGAGCAAGGCGAGCGCGGAGCCTGGGCGGTGGAGGACGGACCGCACGCCGTACCTGCGCGAGATCATGGACAGCCTGAGCGTCTATGACCCGACGCAGCGGGTGGTGTTCATGAAGTCGGCGCAGATCGGCGGCACCGAGGCGGGCAACAACTGGCTGGGCTACTGCATCCACCACGCACCGGCGCCGATCCTGTACGTCCAGCCGACGGTCGAGATCGCGAAGAAGGTGTCGAAGCAGCGGCTGGAGCCGATGATCGACGAGACGGCCGAACTGCGCGCGCTAATCGCGCCGGCGCGGGCGAGGGATTCGGGGAACACGCTGTTCATGAAGGAGTTCCGCGGCGGCGTGCTGATGCTGACCGGGGCGAACTCGGCGGCCGGCCTGCGGTCGATGCCGGTGCGGTTCCTGTTCCTCGATGAGATCGACGCCTACCCGGGCGACGTCGAGGGCGAGGGCGACCCGATCGACCTGGCCGAGAAGCGGACGACGACCTTCGCGCGGCGGAAGGTGTTCCTTGTCTCCACGCCGACGGTTAAGGATGCAAGCAAGGTCGAGCGCGAGTACGAGCGCAGCGACCGGCGGCGGTACTTCGTGCCCTGCCCGCACTGCGGGACGATGCAGTGGCTTCGGTGGCGCGGGTTCAACGACGACCAGAACGACCCGCGCGCGAAGGAATACCGCTTGCGCTGGCTGGACGAGGAGCGCACGCGGGCGGGGTACGTATGCGAGGACTGCGGGGCGCTGATCGAGGAGCGACACAAGACCGCGATGCTGGCCGGTGGCGAGTGGCGGGCGACGGCGCCGGGTGACGGTGTCACGCGCGGGTACCACATCAATTCGCTCTACTCGCCGGCCGGCTGGAAGTCGTGGCTGTCGATCCTGCGCGAGTTCGAGCAGGCGGCCAGCGACCCGTCGAAGCTGAAGACGTTCGTGAACACCACGCTGGGCGAGACGTGGGAGGAAGCGCACGCGGTGCGGTTGGACGCAGAGGGGCTGGCGAAGCGTGCGGAGAACTACCCGCTGCTGTCGGTGCCACGCGGCGGGCTGGTGATCACGGCTGGCGTGGACGTCCAGCACGATCGTCTGGAGTTCGTGCAGCGCGCCTGGGGGCCGGGCGAGGAGTCGTGGCTGGTGAACCATGCCGCGCTGATGGGCGACCCGACGCGCATGGAAGTCTGGGAGCAGCTGCTGGACGTCCTGAACATGCCGGTCACGCACGAGAGCGGGGCGCAGGTGACGACCTACGCGGCGATCGTGGACTCGGGCTATTTGTCGAATGAGGTGTACGCCTTCGCTCGCACGCACCGCCGCCGGCACGTGCTGGCCGGCAAGGGCATGAGCACGCCGGGGCGGCCGATCATCGGGAAGCCGACGCGGCAGGACATCAACATCCGGGGGCAGACGATCAAGCACGGCGTGCAGCTGTACCCGGTCGGGAGCGACACGGCGAAGGTGACGATCTACGGGCGGTTTCGCATGACCGAGGCGGGGCCGGGCGCCTATCACTGGCCGCTGGGGCTGTCGGAGGACTACTGGAAGCAGGTCACTGCGGAGCGCCAGGTCACGCGGATCGTGAACGGATTCGCGAAGCGGGTGTGGGTGAAGGCTGACCAGGCGAGGAACGAGGCACTGGACTGCGAGGTCTACGCGCTGGCGGCGCTGCATTACCTGTACTCGCGGCACAACCGTGCGACGTTCTGGCAGCAAATGGCTGCCAGGCTCGCGAAATCGGCCGAGATCGAGGTAGAATCTGCGACGCCTGGGCTGGAAGCGGAAGAAAGTGCTCCTCCCGCTGTAGCCGCGATTGGTCCCGGGCGCATTTCGCTTGCCGGATGGAGCCGGGCTTGAAGCCAGACTACGTTTCCGAGCTTGTCAGGACCGTTTCAGCGGTCGCGTCCCTTGATCCCGAGGCCGAACAACGTGCTGCGGCGGCGATCCGTGGCCGTTTCGGCGGCCAGAAGCTGCGGATTGATCCGCGCGAGCCGATCACGGTGGAGAAAATCGACGCCGGGCTGCGCGCCCGGCAGCCGGTGCGCGAAATCGCGGCCGATCTGGGCGTGTCGCGCGCGACGATATACCGGATGCTCGGAAAGTCTCGCGGGAAACGGGCGGTGAGACATTCTGAACCGTAAAATCGACCGCACGGAGGTGTCCCGATGGCCGGAATCACGCTCGCGCAGGCTCAAGCGCGACTGGACGAGTATCTCGCTGCGGAAGCGGCGGTCTTGAGCGGGCAGAAGTACGTGATCGGCGGCCGCGAACTGACGCGCGCGAACCTGCGCGACGTCCAGATGGGGATCGACATCTGGAACCAGCGCGTGCAGCGACTGTCGGCCCGATCGTCGGGCCGTGCGGCGGTGATCACGCCTCGACCGGGACCGGAGTTCTGATGGCCGCGCCGAAACCGAGCCTGCTTGAGCGGGCAATTCACGCAGTCTCGCCCAGTTGGGCGCTGAAGCGGCACCAGGCGCGCTCGATGATCGCGTTCTCTGGTGGCTATGCTGGCGGCGGCTATTCGGAGCGCATCAGCTACTGGCAGCCCGGCGTGCGGGACGCGGATTCGGACATCACGCGCGACCTGAAGGAACTGCGCGCTCGGTCGCGGGATCTGGTGCGGAACAATCCGATCGCCGGCGGGGCGCTGGAGACGACCGTCTCGCACGTGATCGGCACCGGGCTGTCGGTGCAGTCGCGCATCGACGCGGAACTGCTGGGCATGACCGATGAGCAGGCGAGCGAGTGGCAGGCGGCCGCCGAGCGCGAGTGGCGGCTGTGGGCAGAGAGCAAGTTCTGCGATGCGGTCGACGACCAGGACTTCTACGGGCTGCAGGAGCTCGCATTCCGATCGCGCTGGGAGTCGGGCGACGTCGGGGTCGTGTTGAGCTCACGCCGCCGCGCGGACTGGCCGCACACGCTGGCGGTGCAGATCGTGGAGGCCGATCGGATCTGCAATGAGTCGCTGTCGCCGGACACTGACACGATGACACAGGGCATCGAGCGCGACGCCGCAGGCGCCCCGCTGGCCGCATGGATCTGCGACCGGCACCCGTTCTCGGCAATGAACGGGCCGCCGCCCAAGTGGCGCAGGATCGCGTTCCGCGGAGCATCGGGCCGGCGCAACGTGCTGCTGCTCAAGCGCAAGCTGCGCCCCGGGCAGACGCGCGGCGTGCCTGAGCTCGCGCCGATCATCGGGATGCTCAAGCAGCTGGGCCGGTACGCCGACGCAGAGGTGGACGCTGCGGTGAACTCGGCGGTGTTCGCGCTGTTCGTGAAGATGGACCCGGAGACGTTCTCCGAGGTGTTTGACGACGAGGCGCAGCAGACCTACGTCGCGGGCGCAAAGCGCTGGGACGGCACGCTGAAGTCGGGCGCGGCGGTGAACCTGCTGCCGGGCGAGGAGATCCAGTCGCCGGCGATGGGTCGGCCAAATCCGAACTTCGACGGGTTCACGCAGGCGGTGCTGCGCCAGATCGGCATGGGTCTCGGGATCCCGCACGAGGTGCTGATCAAGCACTTCCAGTCGAGCTACAGCGCGGCTCGCGCGGCCCTGCTGGACGCCTGGCGCACGTTCCGGGTTCGGCGGCAATGGATGGCTGCGGAGTTCTGCCAGCCGATCTACGAGGAGTTCCTGGCCGATGCGGTTGCAGCTGGCCGGCTGGACGCGCCGGGCTTCTTCGCCGACGCGCTGATCCGCAAGGGCTGGTGTGGTGCCACGTGGAACGGTGACGGGCCTGGCGCGATCGACCCGCTGAAGGAGGCTACGGCCGCCGAGAAGCGGATGGAGATTGGGTTGACGACGCTGTCGGAGGAGATCATCGCCTACGACGGCGGCGACTGGGAGACGAAGCACCGGCAGCAGGTGCGCGAGCGTCAAGCGCGAGACGAAGGAGACCTGCTGAACGACACGACCAATGCTCCAGAACCACAGGAGCCGGAGCCGCCGTCGGCGCCGGACGTGCACGTGAACGTCGCGCCGCCGTCGGTAACAGTCGGATCGCCGTCGATCAGCATCGACGTGCATCCTGGAGCCGCGCCGGACGTGCGGGTCGAGCCGCCGTCGGTGCACGTCGAGGCGCCGGTAGTCAACGTGTCGCCGCCGACTGTGAACGTCGAGGCTCCGAACGTGACGGTTGAGGCGGTGATGCCGGAGCCGTCGGCGCCGGTGATTGTGCAGCAGGGCGGACGCGAGCGCCCGTCGCGCATCGAGGTGGTGCGTGGCACGGATGGCCGCGCGACGATGACGCCGATCTACGACGAACCAACGCATTGAGGCGCGCTGAATGACCCCAGAGGAATACGAAGCGAAGCTGGCAGCGGTGCGCGAGCATTACCAGCCGCAGATAGAAGTAGAGCTTGCGGCGCAGCGTCAGGCAATGGAACGCGCGGCAGAGTTGACCGCTGCCCAGCAAAGGCTGGAGCAGGAACTGCTGACCTACTTCGCTGCTTTTCAAGCGAAGCGCAACGCGGAGACGATTATTCAGAAGGGCGAGCCGCCCCTGCCGGGTGCTGAGTAATGGCTGCGTATGTCACAGCAGCGGCCGGGTTGTGGAGCGACCCGGCAACGTGGACTACTGCGATTCCTTCGGGCGGTCCGGGGCTGAATGTCGCTGATAACGACACGGTCACGATCAACCACGACGTAACGCACGACCGTGCGGGGATCACTTGGCTCGGAACGGGCGTTGCCAGTAGCACGGCTATCCAGATCAACGGCGGCGGCGCGCTTCGGATGTCGCGCTCTACTAGTGGGACATTGCGGTGCTGGGGCGATGTCATTGTCGCTCCGCTGGGCATCATCGACTTTGGCACTATCGCCAGCCCGATCCCGGCTGCGGTGAATGCGCTGCTTCAGTTCCGGTCCAACTCTCCACAGTTTGGCTTGACCTGCCAGAACAACAGCGAAAGTTACTTTGTCGGGACATCTACAAGAACCCGGAAGACGCGACTAATCGCTCAGTTGAATGGCGGCACTAGCTCTATGCGCGTGGCAGACGCTACGGGGTGGCAAGTCGGCGACTATGTCGTGCTTGCCGCATCTGCTAACGCGTTCAACATTCCGCACATCTCGACCATTTCAAGCGTTACCTTCAACGGCCCCGGAGACTGGACTGTCGGAATCAGCACGGCGGCGAATGCGACCTACTCGCAGCGCAAGCCTGTAGCTAATCTGTTCACTAACGTAGCGGTGCACGCGGTCGACGCGAACTCGCCCTACAACGTAGACCTCGCAATTAACGGCGCAGGTGGCGTCGCGGTTCACAAAGGTCTTATTCTCATCAACGACGCTGCACCGGTGCGGGCAAACACCAGAGTAATGCGCTCTATGCGTGTCGGTTGTGGTGGCAGTGGCGGCACGCCACAAATGAACATAGACAATCGTGTGCCCGGCAGTACGGCATGGGCTGACCTAACGGATTGGGTGGTCACATCGCGCGGGGGTACGTATCTTGGCCTCGCGGGGCAGCAGGGGAGGTTCAACGTAAACGGTGCCGTTTTCGAATACACGGACTTGATAAGCATCGCATATCTGTTCCAGCTTAATGTCGTGACTGCCGACATCAACGACTTCCTTGTCACCTATGGTTCACTGAGCAACGGGAATGGTTCTTTTGTTGGGCTGTCATTTCGCAACGGTCATTGGGGCGGGACTTTCTTGTATTCGCAAGGCTCCGTCATATCTGATTGCCTTTTTGAGAATGTGGAGTTTGGTTACGCGGGCAACTACTTCATCAATCAAGGCGGCGGCACGCCGATGGTGTTTCGGCGCTGCTTGTTTGGAATCGCCTTCTCGGAAGACCCCGTGCGCGGTTACATGGAGACTGTTGGTGGCGGCACCAACGGATTCATGCCGACGATACAAGCCACGACCTCGGGCATCTTCACGTTCACCGACTGTCGCTTCAGTAGTGGGTACAACCTAGATACGTTCTATGGCGTCGGAGGGGGCGGCGGAATTTATCTAGCCGTTTCGCCGAATACGCGCGTGATCATCGCGAACAAAAACGAAGACCCGACGCAGCAAACCATCTACACGCCAGACGGCGCGTTCCGGCTTGATACAACCACGTTCCGGTCTGCTCCGTATTCGCTGCGCTGGTCGCCGAACACGCGCAACCGGCCTCAGTCGCTGACGTTCAACGTGGTCGCGCCGAACAACGCGCAAGTGCCAGTATCGGGCTTCATGCGGCGCGACGCGGCCTACCGCAGCGCGGGCGGCACGGTCGTTGCCACGCTGTCCGGACCCGGCATCACTGCCGTTAGCTACACAAGCTCCGGTGCAGCCGACGTGTGGGAACAGTTCGCCTTCAACGTCGTACAAAGCACGGGCGCCCCTGCCGTGCTGACGCTTACCCTGACCTTCACCGGCACGGTTGGAAATGCCTACGCAGACGACATCGTCGCGCCTAGCTCGCAAGCGGTCAGCACCGGCGAGTTCTCGTATTGGGCAGGCGGCCAGCCGTTGAACGCTATCCTTGCCAACTTCGCACCGGCGGCGGACGTGTGGTCTATCCCTACCGCGAACCTGGCAACACCCAATTCCATCGGCCAAGCTCTGGCAAACGTCGAATCGTCCCTCGACATTCGGCAAGCACTGCGAATCTTGCTTGCCGTCGCTGCCGGGAACTCCACCGGCGGACCCGGCGCGCCGCAGTTCCGCTCGCTTGACGGCACGAAGGTTCGCGTCGGCGGCACGGCGACCGCGAGCGGTGACCGCACGCGCACAACGCTGGACGGCACATGACCTGGGGGCAGGGCGCTGGCTGGCAGGCGTCCTCGTGGTTCGGCGCCTACTGGTTTGGGCCCGCCACGGCAGAATCGCCGAGCCAGAGGACGGCTGGATCAGCCGGCGGCGGCGGCCCCGACGCACAGCTGTCGCTGGAGGAGTACCTGCGGCGATTCGGCATGCTGCCGCCTCGAGCGGATGGCGCGAGCGAGGATGACGACCTCGATCTGCTGGCCGCTGCCGCGTTGATCGCGTGGTTTGAGTAGGCCTAGAAAGTCGCACGCGGGTCGGGCTCTGAGACATCGGCGCGACGTAGAATCCGCGTCATGAACCTTCTCGACGTTCTCTATCAGCCGTGGGCGATCGTCCCGGATCGTCTGCTGGAGATCCAGGCGATCTACGCAGCGCACCTGCGCGGCGAGACGCCGGACGTCGCTGCGATAGAAGCGCGCATCGGCAAGCCGCTGAAGAACGAAGCGCAGGGCTACGATGTGCGCGATGGCGCGGCGCTGATTCCTTTGCGCGGTGCGATCGCGAAGCGCGCGAACCTGTTTTCGCAGATCAGCGGTGGCGCATCGAGCGAACTGTTCGTGCGCGATCTGCGCGCGGCAATGGATGACCCGGCCGTGCGGTCTGTCGTCGTCCTGGTGGATTCGCCCGGCGGTGCGGTCGACGGCACGCAGGCGGCGGCCTCGGCGCTCTACGCGATGCGCGGGAAGAAACCGATAGCCGCATGGTCCGATGGCACGATGGCGAGCGCGGCCTACTGGATCGGCAGCGCGGCCGACAGCACGTGGATCGACAGCGGCACCGTCCAGATCGGCAGCATCGGCGTGGTGGCGACGCATACCGACGTGTCGCAGCGGCAGGAAGCGCTGGGGCTGAAGACCACGGAGATCGTCGCTGGCAAGTACAAACGAATCGCCTCGCAGTATGGCCCGCTGACCGAATCCGGCCGCGCGGCGATTCAAGAGCAGGTCGATTACCTCTACAGCCTGTTCGTCGCCGACGTCGCGAAGCAGCGCGGCGTGGATGTTGAGCAGGTGCTATCGGACATGGCCGACGGTCGCATTTTCGTCGGCCAGCAGGCGGTGCGTGCGGGGCTGGTGGATGGGGTCGCCACGCTGGACGAAATCATCGCCACTCTGAACGACCGCGCGGCCGTCTCGCGTCGCACGACCGTTGCCATCGCAACCCCGAAAGGAGACACCATGTCCCCGCAGGAAACCGCCGCGGCGTGGGCCGCGGAAAATGCCGAGGCCGCTGCAGCGCTGCGGGCCGAGGGTGCTGCTGCCGAGCGGCAGCGTATCGCCGACGTCCGCGCGCAGTCGCTGGTCGGGCACGAGGCTCTGATCGAGCAACTGGCCGCCGACGGTCACACGACCGGAGCGGAGGCCGCGGTGCAGGTGCTGGCCGCCGAGCGGTCGCGTCGCGAGCGGATCGGCGCCGATCGCCAGGCGGATGCGCCGGCGCCGGTTCCGGCGGCGCCCGCGCGGGCCGAGGACGATGCTCCTGCAGCAAAGGTCGGCGCGATCGCCGGCTCCGACAGCGTTGCAACTCACGAGGCCGCGCTCGCCCACCAGGCGAAGAACGGCGTGTCCTACATCGAGGCCGTGAAGGCCGTTCAGAAGGGAGCCTGACATGGCTGCGAGCGCAACGAATTCTGTAGTCATCACCATCACCGCGTCGGCGGCCCTGACTCAGTATCGCGCGGTGACTCTGGCCGGTGCGGTGCCTGCGGCTGCGGCTGCCGGCGTGTTCCCGGTGCTGGTTGGCGCGGCCAACGGCGACGCGGTCGGGATCGTGGTTGTCGGCACCGCCATCGGCGAGGCTGGCGCTGCGATCAGCGCAGGCGCGCTGCTCGAGGTGGATTCGTCTGGCCGCTACATCACCCGCACGTCCGGCACGATCGTCGGACGCGCGCTGACCGCCGCTGGCGCGTCGGGCGATCAGATCGAACTCCTGGTTATCCCCAGCTGACCCTGACCTGAAGGAGTAACAAATGCCACAACTCACTCTCGCCCAGGCCCGGGTCATCAACCCGGTCCTGACCTCCGTCGCGCAGGGCATCCGGCAGAACTCGCTCATCGGCGAGGTACTGTTCCCGCGCGTGCCCGTCCAGCTTCGCGCCGGCAACATCATCACCTTCGGCCGCGAGGACTTCATGCAGTACAGCGGCCTGGTGCGTGCGCCGGGCGCCTCCACCAAGCGCGTCCAGTTCGGCTACAGCAACTCGTCCTACGCGCTTGTGGACTACTCGCTGGAAGGCGCACTCCCGATCGAGAACATGCAGGAGTCGATGGCGAATGCCAACGGCTTCAGCATCGACGGCGCTGCGATGGCGATCCGTAAAGTGCAGGCAATCATGAACCTGCGCCTGGAGATCGCTCAGGCGACGCTCGCGACCACTCAAGCGAACTACCCGGCCGCGAACCGCACCATCCTGTCGGGCACGGCGCAGTGGAGCGACTACACCGGAGTCAGCAGCCCGGCATCCGTTGTCGAGACCGGCAAGGAAGCGGTGCGCGCCGCGATCGGCAAGCGTCCGAACACGATGGTGCTCGGTCCGATCACCTTCGCGCGCCTGCGTCAGCATCCGCAGATCGTCGACCGCACCAAGTACACGACCAGCGAGTCGATCACCACCGAGTTCCTCGCGCAGTTCTTCGGCCTGGATCGCGTGATCGTGGGCGACGGCGTGC